CTTAGCTATTTCTTCATTACCACCAACCCACAAGATACGAACATTAGGGTTTTTAATTATTAGCCACACTGCAAAATGTATTAACAAATCTGTTTTTCCGTGTCTAGGAGGAGATAGTATCATCTGTTGATGTCCGTGTTCTATAGCATCTAAGATAGATTGTATCCATCTAATGTGAAAGTCCGGAGTTTCATAAGGTATTCCTTGTTCAGTTTCAAAGTACCTATCTCTAAATATTTTAAAATCAGCTAATGATTTTTCTGCTCTAGCTGGTAGTGTCCAGTTTTCGGCCTTCTCTTTAGTTTCCATATCTTCTAACCAGGCCGCATATGCATAACTAACTGCTGCTTTAGAACACTGTAGTATTTCAGCAGCATCTTGTTTTGTAATTTCCTTCTTTAGTATTTTAGGGCCTAAATCAAATTCATAGAGTTTGTCATACACTTCACCTCTACGCTTTTGTGTATCCGGTGTAGCTACTGGTTTACCTTCGTTTTCCGGTTCATAGACTGCACCTTGCTGTTCAGCATAGAATTTTTTATTATGATAACTCCTGGAACATTTGTCACTACAAAATTTTCTTTTAGGGGGTTTTAATACTGTGTGACAAGACTGTGCGAAACAAACTTTTACATTACTCATTTTTTATAATTCCTGCACTCCTTGTTTAAACAAGTTAATTTTAGTCTTTTATCATTGGTTATTTGCATCTTTAGCCCACAACTAGGGCAGCTAATATCCAAACTATTGCTTTGATGCCCAAGTATTATCCACCCAGTTAGGATATGACCTACCAGCTCTTTTAGCTCTAGCTTTTGCTTTGGCCTTCTGTGAAGGCGTTAGCTTCTTAGATTTTTTCTTTGGATTAGGTTTATCCCACGGAGGTTTTGCATTTCTACCACCCATAATTACCACATCTTACAAGACCAGTATCTTGGAGTAGTCTTGTCCTTTGCTGTATCGCATTTGTGTCTAGCACGAAATGATTTTCTTGCCTCCGGATTATCTTTGCGGATTTCCATATTCGGGTCCCCAAACATAACCTTCTTAACTTTGTCACCATCTTTTACATACACTTTAAATTTTTTACGACCATATCCTGGTTCACCTTTACCTATGCGTGAAGGTTTATTTAAAGTGACACTCTTACCTTGATATTCCGGCATTAGTATTTTTTCTTCTTCTTGCCTTTTTTCTTTTTCTTAGGCATTCCTTTAGGGTATCCAATTCCTTTAGGCATACATCCTCCTCTTTTAATTTATAATAGCACAAAACCTCCCGAAGGAGGTTTGTACTTACAAAGTGTCCAACTTTGTTGTTAAGCGAAACAGGGAGTTGGTCCCGTTCCTCTTATGTATGAAAGAAAAAAGAAATAATATCAATTCACTCATTTCAACAACAGGGCTGTTATTTCTATAAGATGAAACGCATTCTTTCTTATTCCACTGTATCCTCATACAGTACCTAGGAACTTTTCCCAGGTAAATTTATTATAGGATAGCCTCGTTTATACGAGGCGTAAAAAAAATTTTTTTTATAGAGTTTTCCAACATTCATTACAAGCCATATAGTCTTTGCTTGTTATTGGGAATACGAAATGTTCGTTGCACATAAAGCATTGAAACTCTCGTTTCTCTTTTGGTGTTTGGTTGTTTTTAAAAATAAAGTTATAGCAATAAAACAATAAGTTGTTAGCTATCTTTATGTAATTGACAATTTTCACAGATACCTTCATCATTTAGTAAGTCCTCCCACATTGGTTGTAAGCATTCATCACAGTCTTTTACATAAATTGTCATAGTTCCACTTTATCATAATAAAAAGAAATGACCGGCTATTGCTAGTCGGCCATCTCTCAACACAATAGAAAGGGGAACAAATGTCATCCAAGAAAGGATTATGATGTTCTCATTCTTTATTTATTATACACTAATAAAAAATTATGCAAGTAAATACTTGTATAAAAAATTTCTATGGTATAGTTAGTAAACAAACATAGTAGATTTCAAGCACATAGGAAGAATTTACTAGATAAGACTTCAAACAAAGCCGACTTGCTTGCCGGTATTAACTAGGGTAAAAGCCTATTATTCTACATATGTATAACTGCTGCGATATGGAGTTAATTCGGTTTGGGAGGGCGTAGCACAGGGTTAGAACTATTAATCATCTTAATTAATAAATCATTAACAATAAAGATAACACAGTAAGGGATAGCCAGTTTTTCTTAAAGTTCACAGTATATTTCTAGGGGGTACACCTAATATAATTGAGGTGTCAACCTTAAACCTCTCCCTATATTTAAAGGTGTTCATATACATAAAATTTTATTTTTTGTTTATACAGATGCATAGATATATATACATAATGACTAATTGTTTAAACACTTTGTAAGGATATAGGTAATAAATTTAAACAACATCCCCCCGAATGTAAAACAACTAGCAATGTATAAATATACAGAGCAATGAATAATTATTCACCAGCAAAAAGTATCAAGGCCAATTCGTTGTATAAACAGACAGATTTTTTTCAACTTTCTAAAGTTTTTTTTCCCACTCTAAATAAGCCTATAATCATTGGGGATATTAGATATATTTTTTGTGTAGTAATTCAATGGTTGTTGACAACTAAAGTAAATCCCCCTAATGTTCTACTTAACACAAAGACATAGAGAGGGGACCTAGGACCTTGCATAAATAGCCCTAGGAAATGAGCGAGAGAGGATACCAATTTCAAGGTGTTTCAACTAAATACCTGGACCGAGGCAAAAGCCCCAGGATACAGCCAAGGAATTGATTATCGGGAAAACTAGATGCTAGAGGAAATGCTAGCTTACCGATAGACCGCAAGGTGACCTAGAGAAATCTTTAAACTTGACCTCATAAGCGAAAAAACCGACATTATTGATTTAGATTGAAGGATGATAGGCCATATACAATTACTAGCTATCCGCATAACTTATAATCTAATCTTTTATATAATCTAATTACAGCTGGTTGTTTAAACAGCCAGTTGTTGTGAGATTGTATGAAACCTTTTTGTACATTCTTAGTCTAAGTAATAAACACAATAGGAGGCAAACAGTGAAACAATTACTTGCAGAAAATCCAGTACACACAGAGCACTTACCTTTATTCAAAGGTAATCGTGAGGACTGGTTAAACAAAGTTGCGGACTTTATCTACGACAAAATCAAAGAAGAGTTCGTGCCGGTTGTTGCTAGAGAAAATATTAGATTATCCATCGGCTTTATGCCGGGAGGTGTTAAAGGTACAGCTATCGGTGTGTGTCACTATGAAGGACACAGCACTGGTAATTTTAGAGAAATCTTTATCAAGCCTACATTAGGTGCTAGTAATTTAGCGGAATGTATTGAAACAGCCCAGGTTGTAGCCCACGAAGTGACACACGCAGTGTTGCCCGCAGGTACTGGACACAATGCAAAGTTCGCTAAGATTATCAAATCTTATCTAGGTGCAGAGGGTAAGCCTACAGCAACAGTTGCTGGACCAAGGTTCACTCTTATGATACAAGACTTCATCAAAGAATTAGGATACCTTCCACACTCTAAGATGGTAGAAGATACCACAGGCAAAGGTTCTACTACAGTTGCAGTTCGTTGCACTGGTGCAGAAACTTGCCCAGGTGCTAGTGACAAATCACTTGCCCAAGGATGGGGACTAATTGCGAGAGTATCTATTGCAGTCTTTCGCAAAGTTGGTGACAACTTTAGATGTATGGCTTGCGGTTCTTCCACAGTTGTAGAATTACCGGAGAGATTACGCAAAGATTACGCCTAAGCGTATCTAGCTAGAGCTGGTTGTTTAAACAGCCAGCTTTATGGTAGATAACACAAGGTTATTTACAAAACTATATAGGAGGTACTAGTGAGTAAAAGTGACAAAGAAAATGCAAGAATTGCTAGAACAGCAATATCTAACATATATAACAACGATGACCTACAAACAGTTTATGACCTACTCAAAGAGAGATGGGACTTAAACACAAAAGTACAGGTAAATCAGTTCAATGAGTTAGACCTTGTCAATGTCAAGTTCAATGATGGCCAAGTACATAGAGCTAGAGTAGAAAAAGTTAACAAGAAAACAGTCAATGTTATTTTGTTAGGCCAATACCGAGGCAAAAAGTATAGGGTATCACCAGTTTACTTAGAAAAAGTGACCGAAGAAATGTTGCAAGAGCAAGCATAATTAGTTAGGACTGGTTGTTTAAACAGCCAGTCTTATAGTAAATATGCAAACACAAATATAGAAGGAGGCACAATATGCAAGAGTATATTGTTCAAGCTAGATGTATGTTCAGTGGGTACACAGATGTATTCAAGGTGCAGGCATCTAACGCAAGTAGTGCAGTAGAGAAATGGAGTAAAGACCAATTCGCTATCGCAGGAATTATAACAGATGTTAGATATGGTAAAGTTATCGCTTGCAAACTGGAACACTTTAAGCCAGGTAATGTAAGAGCAGACAACGCACCAGTCAACACAGCAAAAATGGGTAGCGGTAAGGGTATGGATGTTAAACCACTCAGCCACGCTAGCAAAGCAGAGCGTAAAGAGGCCCAGGAAATCATTGATGCAATGGTAGCCGAGGCAAAGTTCGCCAAAGCAAATCGTGTATCAGTTGATGACATCTATTGGGATGAGAATGACAAGTTGCAAGTTGTTGATGCTAACGAGCCACCACCATTCTAAGATACCTAGCTAGACCAGGTTGTTTAAACAGCCTGGTTTATGGTAAGTATCACAAGGATATTTACAGACACAGTTAAAAGGAGGTACGACTATGGCTATTTATAGAGTAGTGATAGAAGTAGATGAGGCATCCTTAGAAGATGCACAAGACCATATACTAAGTCTAAGCGGTAGTGATTTAGTAGATGAGATAGTAGAGGTAGAAAATGTTAACTAAAGAAGAATTGTTAGCAGTACTAAACGAATTAGAGAGAACAAAAGCAATAGTAGTAAGAGTACAGAAAGACTTTGGAGATAGTCTTTTGATTAGTTTTTCTAACTACTTAGAGGACACAGAGGAGGATGAATGAGCGACCATTCAAGAGATGACCAGCAACGAGTTGCGGAACAGTTCAAGGCAGACTTAGAATTAATCCAAGACTATTTGAGGGTACAAAAAGAACAAGACTTGCGAGAAGAGCAAGACATAGAGGTTAGGTTCTTCAGTGAGGTGTTCAGTGATATGAAGGTGACAAGTAGAACTCAACAAGAATTTGAAATAAGAGAAGAGAACCTTCATTGTAATCACTATGGATGCGAGGAGATGCTATCAATAGAAGTTCATTCAAGCGATGGACAGCTAGGCATAGATAACATTACCTGGAATTGGGATGATGCAAAGGATGAAATGATACCAGTATTCTATGCAGAAGTTATCTACCTTGACCGAAGTAGAGTATCAGCAGACAGCGGTATAGATGGTATGGTGTACAAGACTATCAAGCAGATAGACTTACCATTCAAGCGAGCCTGGATAGAAGAAACAGACTTGCAAGCAGTGCTTGATTATCTAAAGAGCAAAGAGTTCTTACATTGGATAAGAATACTAAGCAATGTGACACACAAAAAAGTAATCAACTAACAGCCCAATGGGGTAAGACATTCTAGGGTTGGGTGCCTCCGGCCCTAGCTTGTCTAGTTGTTTAAACAGGAGGCAAAATCTTAAACAGTTATTGACTTTTATTCAATAGACCTTTAAGATAGTATAAGAAAATAAATAAGGAGGTGGACTTGTGAGCGAAACTTACGAGCCTAATAATTCACTAATAGAAATCGGTAGCAACTCAACCTATACACTAAACGAATACAGTGTATGGTTAGAAGTTGAAACTAATCCTAACAGTGAACAGAACACAACAGTAATGATACATCCAACAGCCTTTGAGCACCTAGCTAAAGCTATGGGATACGCAAAGGAAATAGGAAGTGTTGATGGAGAAACAGCAGTAGAAAAATGGGATACAGTTGTACAAAAACAACTGGTGAAGGGGGCAAAGTATGGGAGAACCAGCAGAGAACGAACCTACAGATGAGATAACCTTTGAGGTAATCGTAAAGAAAATCTATAGGTATAAGTATCCAATGGA